AGATGTACACGTACTGTCATTTATACCTCCATCATTTCTAGTTTTTCAAATTTTAAATTACACTCAATAGCGTTCCACGCTTTTTCATACAGATAATCCCAGTCCTCAGTAGTGAACTCATCTTCATCGTATTTATCCGCATAGTTTTGTGCTATGCTATTTAAACTAGGCTCGTGGTCCATAGGCAGTTCACCTTTAAATGTAATCATCTCACTCTCCATATTCTTCGGGACAACAATCTTCACAGTATAGCTCGTCTTGAAATATGAAGCCTGTTTCAGGGTATGCCGTATCCCCACAATTAAAACATTTTCTATCGTCTTCTACATCAAGTGAGCTTAGTAAGGTCTTTGCTTTTTGGTCCCCTCTTTCGGCCATGTCTTTCAAGTATTCAACGATCTCATCTTCAAACATAGAAATATTACTCATTTGCTTTTCCTCAACGTATCTTCGGCCATGCTTATGACGGATGCTACATCGGGATGGCTGTTCTCTGTCCATTCGTACAGATCGGCTAGTTTTTCCTCCAGAAATTTTTTTTCGTCGGAACCATTCAGTACGTCTTTTTCCCAAAGATCCTCATAATATAGATAAGTAAAATCCTTATCGTTTTCTCTAGCCCGTTCTTGAGCGGGGGTAGTTTTATTATCAATAAACACCTGATCGAGATATTCTAACAATACTTCATCCATTTGCTCTCGGGACGGTTTAGAATTAAATAAAACTAAATCTTCTTCGTCACCCGTATCAAATTTAAATACCCATACTTTCTTCATATGTTTTCTCCTGTAGTTGACATAGTCCCATATAATCACAGATAAAATAGCCTGTCAACATAAAAAAAAGCCCCCCAGATCTCTGGAGGGCTCTTCATAACTACGGGAGAGGGCCTATGACTTCCCTCAGTATGTAGTTATACGCGACTATATAAGACTTTACAAGCTTTTTTTTCGTTTTATGCGCTTAATTGTTTCCTCATCGTCAAAAACTTTAGAATAATCGATATCCTGTTGTTTTTTGCGGCGGGTCATGCGTTTAAATTTATCTACAACCCCTTGACTAAAGTGACGGATTTGATGGTCCGTACTCGTTTTTTTAAGAAAATTATTAATGTGAAACATATCTTCTAGTTTCATTCCATAAACTCGGGCTTGGGTAACGGTATACGCACCTCGGGGAGGTACATATCTACTTTAACACAATTTTTATGTCCCACAATAGGATCCTTTTGCTGTCCTAATATTTTTGCGTAGTGATCGCATTGGCCAAAGTCTTCAAAGTAAATACGGTGCATGGCCCGTTGATCGCTCTCGATATCGGGTACAGTTATCAGGTACAAAATAAAATAAACAATATCAGGCGTCATCGTTTAACCCCCTGTAATCCACAATATAACTATGTTCAACAGGCTCACCGTCACGGGGTACACGAAATCGAATATTAACTTGAGTGTAATCCCGATATTCTGTTTCGCGAAAATTCCATTTTGGTAACGGGCATTTTTCTAACCATAAATCAAATTTTGTGCGCGTAGTATGCTTGTTTTTTTCGGTGAGTTCATACCGCGAAATCATGTCAAGTAACTCGTTTGCAAAATCTAATCTACCTGTAATGACGCCCTCATTATAAACTTCCATATGACTACTATCGTCATACAAGCCTAATCTAGGCACAGAGTGTTCCTTAATTTCTCTTTTAAGGCGTATTTTTATTTTATTTAGTATATCTTTTTTTGTCATATCTTTCTCCTGTAATATATTAATATATATAATTTATCCCATACTATCGACAAATTTTTTTTAGTCAAGGCTTAGGATCAAGCTTTTCTTTCAGCTTATTGTAAATTTGCCAGATGATCTTTAATTGACCGCTTATAGTTCGTCCGCGATCCGCGCTTGTTCGCTTGATTTCCTCGTACACTTCCTTGGGAACGAGGACCGATTTCCATTTTTCTGTATCCATATGAAGTCCTTGTATAGTATCTTACAGGACTATATAAGATTATATGTAAAGATGCAAGGGTTTTTTGTTGGAGTGCCTTCTAGCATGGAGTCTAAAAGGCACTCGCTCTGATATAAACCAGACCGCAACCGTTCAAACGTATAAGATAATATATAACTTGTCAACAAAAAAAGCCCCGCCAAGCGGGGCTAGGTGGGAGGAAAGAACCGAAAAAGTGTAAGCAGTAAAAAATTATTTGGCAGTTCCCCAGTCGGGGCCGACCTCAATATCACACTTGCTCGGTATCTCTAAGTCTACCGCAGTTTCCATCATCTGCGAAATAGTTTCTGCATCTTTTATGTCTTTAACCGACATAGCTATCTCATCGTGGATCTGTATCAGCGGTATACGCCCTGTCTTATATATATCAACCATAGCTTTTTTGGTCATATCCGCCGCTGATGCCTGAATTAATCTATTCAGGGCCTTGTAGGTATACGCACGCTTCAGGCGTGTGGTATCGCCATACTCTTGCACCGCTTCGCGATACGGGAGCGCTTTGTTCATCTCAAATGTATCGGGCTCCCACAGATCAAATCGACATTTGCGTCCTAACAGGGACCGAATAGAACCACTACTGCTCTTATCATTCAATCTGTTTTGCACGCCTGTCATTAGCATTTTAACAAACGGTACCCGTGTGTGATACTGACGGACCAAGTCCTTGGCTTCGTCAAGCGTGATATCCAGTTGGTCAGACATTTTACCGACCCCCATACCGTACATCAGGCCCAAGTTTATGGTCTTTGCTTGCTTTCGTGGTATCTGTGCCATTTCTGCAACCATTGTATGAAAGTCCATGTCGGGATTGTTCCGATAGCCGTGGACAAATTCTTCTACACCATCCAAAGTGAGCCCCTTACTCTTGCCGTATACATATGCATAGTGAACCAAGATGCGTGGTTCCTGTTGCGAGAAGTCAATCGCAGCCCACTTTTCGCCCTCTTCAGGCAGAAATAAAGAACGAATCATAGGGCCAAGCTCAGGATCACGGGCGGGAATCTGCTGTAGGTTAGGGTTATTCATAGATATACGTCCTGATACGGTACCGCCGTCGTCGGATCGTATTTGATTTATATGGCTGTGAATGCGTCCATCAGAGTGACAATGCTTCATAATTGTATTGATAAAGGTCCCCGAGGTCTTGTTTAGGTTACGGGCTTGGACAATCAATTGCGGAAGTTCGTGTGTATGATCGCTCAGGAATTGTTTCGTGAACGATGGTGCGCCCTTCTCGGTGCGTGGGTATTCGATGCTGAGAGCTTCAAATGCTTTGGCTATAGAGGCGGCGGCCCATATTTCGATGTCATGCCCCACAAGTTTCTTAATGTGGCTCAGTACGTCTTTCTCGCGCTTGAGTAGCGAGTTTCGTGTGCGCTCGACCTTGTCCTGATCGACCCGCACTCCGCGCCATGTCATATCAATCAGGCACGGCAGTAAATCAAGCTCAAGATTAGCAATGGGCCATAGATCTTCTTTACCTAATTGTCCCGACAGATAGTTCCAGAGTTCAAGTGTTAGCTCGGCGTCCCCCTCAGCATACGGTCCCACATACATTGCAGGCATCTTCCAAAGCTCACCTTTTGGGTCTAGACCAAAGCTACGGGCCGCTTCTACCAGATTTTTCTCGGATTTTACTTTGCCAAGATGATCGTAGGCCAGAGCATTCAGACTATAACTGAAACGGTTTTCGTCTAGTAGAGCCGCGATAAGCATAGTATCGATGATCCGACCGTTGAGCGTGAAGCCCATGCGCCGTATCCACCCCGCATCATATTGAGCGTTGTGCATAATTTTATCAGCGGGACTCTCAAATACTTTCTGTAGCCATTTGTTTACGATCCGCTCGTCCAGATTACCGCCATATTTGTGACGGATCGGTATGTAACCTGACCAATCGCTGACGGCAATCGCGTAGCCCACGACTTCGCCGTCCCCTGTGGCCCATCCCGCCCCGAGTGTTTTAATGTTTGGATCGCGTGTTTCAACATCTATGGCTATTTGTTTCGCATCAAAAATGTTGGGAAGCTCGGATGGCGGTAGCCATTCCGACTTCGGCGTATCAAACGCTAACTGCAAAGACATTATTTTTCTCCTCCAAGAGCGCCGTAGCCACAGATATCAAGCCAACTATCCTCATGGTCTGGTGTTTCTATCAGGCGGGACAGCTTGACCGCTATCATACATTGGTATACTTGCTCGACCGTGACCTCTTTATTTAGTAAGACGGACCATAGCATGGCTATGCGTTGGTGATTCTTGTGGGCATCGCCGTAATCCTTGGCCCGTGGGCCGTTAATCATCTTCTCGGCTTTGTCTAATATTTGCTTCCTGTTCATATGCTGTAACTCCTCAATGCGTCTTCTGGCTCGATTAAATATAAGTTTTTTTTAGTTCGTGTTA